AGGTATTTTGTGGGTGGGCTTGCGCGGCGGAGTTACCATTTCCTTACATCCCCGTAACTTATTGTTACACCCCAAATCATTTACCCATCTAAGCAGTAGGTAATTCACCCTCTCCCCCACCCCACACCACACCACCCCCGGAGACGGGCGCAGAGGATCGGAACGGGGCAAGGATGCACCCGGCACGGCGGCGGGGCTGAGACAGGGAGAAACGGCGCGAGAGGGGCAGGGATCACCGCAGACGGGATCAGGCGCAGAGGGTGAGAGAATGACCCCACGGGGAGAGGATGCGCCCACAGGGTCACAGAACGCCCGCAGAGCGGCTCAGAGCGTGAGAGAGACGGGGAAAGGGGTAAACACCCCCGGAAAAGCAGACGGGGCGCAGAACGCGAAAAAACGCCCCACAGAGGGGAAGACGGAAACGGGGTGATTGTACTATTGTATACAATCCACAGGGTTTTCCACAGGGGATCAAGCCCCGGAGCGGGTGAAGATGGTAAAAAATACCATTTCCGATAGACGGATGAAAAGCGGGAATCATTGGAGCGCAAGGGGTTGAACCCCGAAAACGGGCAAACCCGACTTGGAGCAAAAAAACGCGCAGAACGCCCGTCAAAAGATCGGGGAATATCCAGACACAGCCGGGGTTAAACCCCGCTTAAATCGCAGAAAAACGGTCTTAAAATGCAAATGTTAAAAAATGGCAATGCCCCGGAACCCGGCGAAAGGGTGTGTAGCAAAATGCACAATGAACACAAGCAAAAGTGTACAGAATAGCCAAACTTGAAAAATCGGGGTGAAACCCCTTGACGGGGGTGAAACCCTCATGATATGATGGCCTTGCTTTTGAGGGGTGAAACCCCCGGAGCGTGAACCTTGACAACCTAACCGATACCCCGCACGGGGCGCGAGTAGCGGCCCGGAGCGATGGAACCCGGCGATCCTCTAACCTAGTGGGATATCATCCCATGCACCCCCATTCTATACGGGTGGGGCTGTTCCGATGACGGCGAAAGGGTTTCCGGGTGGAAACGATGGGCAAGTGCGGAAAGCAGAACGTGCGGGGGTTGCGTATCGGTTAGGGGTGAACCTTGAAAAGCGGATAGGAACCGGGAAAACGGGCTGAAAGCGCAGAATCTGCGGGGGATCGCGTCCCCGTACTGCGGCAATCTAAGCCCCGGAACCGGGCAACTATACGGCCCCAAAAGGGGTGATATTGAAATGATGATTTCCCTTTCCCTTTCAAACAACGGGCGTGGGGAACGGTTTGCCGTTCCCCCGTCTGTTTGATTATCCGGGCGCGATCCGGGTAACGAAACAGGCGAAAAGCCAATATTTGAAAGGGGATTTTTCACAATGAAAAACGCTAAGGAAATCACTATTAACGGAACTGTTTACACGATGAAGAAAAGCAAGTACTGCATAAACGCAAGCCCGGTTCACATCTCTGACAGCATGAGCGGGAAGATGACGGGAATCCCGTCTATTTCCACGTCGTGCCTTGTTAACCCGATCTGCAAAAAGCGGATGGAAGACGGGGATTCGATTTGCGCGCATTGCTTTGCACAGGCAACCTTGACGCGCTACAAAGCCGCCGGGGTTGCTATGGAAAGCAATTATCACTTGCTTTCCGAAACTGTTTTACCGCTTGATATTCTGCCCCACTTTGCGAACGTTGCGATTGTTCGTATTGAATCTTTCGGGGATGTCGGAACGGTTGAACAGGCGATCAACTATGCGAATATCTGCAAAGTGAATCCCTCTGTTACTTTCGCTTGGTGGTCAAAAAACATGAACATCATTCGCAAAGCGTTTGATATTGTGGGCAAGCCCGACAACGTGATTATGGTTGAATCTAGTCCGAAAATGAACGTTGTTAAGGCCCCGGCGAATGAATACGTTGACAAGGTTTTCACGGTTTACGATGAAAGCACAATCGCCGCAAAGCATATCAATATCAATTGCGGGGCGCGTTGCTGTGCAACGTGCCGCAGATGCTACAGCAAAAAAACCGAAAGGGGTGTAAACGAAAAGTTAAAGTGATACCAAAAACGCCCCGGGGGTTCCCGGGGTACATCTGCAAAGACGGGTTGCCTTGACGGGGCGCAGATGCTTAACCACTAAAAGCCCGATCAATTGAAAGGGGAATTTATGCATCATGATGACAGTTAAGCAGTTGAAGAAAGGCGATTTCTTCACGCGAAAGGACATTTCTGCGCCCAAAGATTGCCAAGTATGGATAAGGGGTGAATATGTCCGGGGGATGAAGAAGTACGAATGCACCCGGTTTTCCGATGCCAATTCGTTCTGCTATTTGCCCGGAGACAAGCCCGTGTTTGTGGATTTCTGCTTTTAATGGGGGTGTTCTGCGTGAAAGAATATTGCAATCCGTATGATCTCATAGGGGATTCTTGGTGCGCCGTTCTGGACATTCTGACAGAGGATGAAAAGAACTATCTGCGTTCTGCGCTTGACTATGAGTCAATCGTTCTGCGGGTGCATGACGGTGTGGTGGATGTTGTGGACTCAATAAACGGGGAAGTTTATAACACACTTTCTGTGAGAGAATACATCCACGATTCGATCTACTGGGCAATGGATATGGACAGATGACAATTGCGCCCCGCTTTCTGCGGGGTACTCCCACAATACCTTGTGCGCCTTGGCGCGGCGTGGGGGCTTTAAACGAAGCACAAGGGCAATTTTGAAAGGGGATTTATCAAATGAGCGTAAATTGGAACTGGAGCGACAAGTGCGGGGAACTGACTGTCTCGCAGAATCTCAAAGAGGGTGAGCCTTGGCAAGATTATAAGGTTTCTCTCTATGACGGTAACTGCATGATTGTCATGCTCTATGAGTATGTGGACGAGAAGACCGGGAAAGAAATGTACAATTTTTGGTCGTTCTTTTCTGACAAGACTCACGCCAAGAACTGCCTTGGGCTTTCAAAGGATAGCTACAACATCTTCGACAAGCCCTATGAGAAGATCACCAAGGTGCGGCTTAATAAGAGCAAGTGCCGCTACTACAAGGATTTGGTGTCTCTGTTCTCGCAAGCATTCGACAACATCGCAATCGAAATCTATTCCGATCCAAGCGAAAATAGCAAAGAGGAGTGAGCATATTTCAAGCGCAGAAGCGTTCTGCTTCTGCGTTTGGGCGGTTGCTCTAACCGAAACAAATTGAAAGGGGAATTTATCATGAAAAAAAGCAACGAGAACGAGATCGTCATCAAGATCGGACGAATCAAGATCAAAACCGAAACTTTCTGCACCACATGGGATGAAAGACTTTACTGCATTGACATCTGCGAGGATTCGGAAGTGCGTAGCGCATGGCTTTATAATGCGTCTTTCGGAGTCAAGGAACTGATGTTTGGCGAAGAAGTCAAGAACAACCGGGATGTATTTCTTGATTGCGTGTTTTCTAATCTTCCCGACTACATCGAAGATTATGATAACGAATATGGGGTGATGTAAGCAATGGCAAAGCAAGTTGCATTAGAAAGGGGGTGAGATCGTGGTTCTTGAGATCGTTTCTGATTGCGATTATAGGTACTTTGAAATCCGCAGTAAGGATAAGCGGTTTTCGGATTACCCCGGTGGGGTAAACATGAACCCTTGGGGAACTGGATGGTTTTATCCCATCAAGGGCAACTGGTACAAAGAACTTAAAGCTATCGCATCGTGGGTAAACAACGAACTTAAAGACGGGTGCGAGTTTACCTTGGCTTGAAAACATCAACCTATGCCGCAGAGGATAATGCTTCTGCGGTATACATGGGTGCTTTCTGCATCACTAATTGAAAGGGGAATAATCAAATGATTACACTTAGAGAACTGGCAAGAACCCGTGCAAGAGCAGATGTCATTGATATCAGAGTATCGTGGAATGACGAAGATGAAGACTATGAAGATGTACTCGGATTTTCAAAATGTGGAGACTTGCAAGAGATCGTAGACAGCAATCGACATGATATCTCAAAGTATCTTGACTATAATGTGTTGGATATAGAGGTTGATATGTACGATCCGTATCATACATTTCTGAAAATTGAGATTGAAAGATGACATCAGCAATCAGCATTTCGGTGCTGATTCAAGGCGCAGACCGTTTCTGCGTCTTGAATAAACGCCGAAAGGCAAAAATGAAAGGGGAAGATATCATGAAATATTCGATTCCAGAGATGAACATGGAGTCTCTTGAAAAGAAACTTACCCGCATCGCAAACAAGGCGAAGAAGTACGGGTGCGATTTCCATTACGAAAAGCTTGGAGAGCATTACGAAGAACACACGCTTTCCAAGGAGATCGGATGGGATTCTGCGGAATGCAGACCGATTTACCATCACTACAAGGTCACGGTAAAGCACATCGACATTGAGGTTTCTGGTCTTGCCGCTGTGAATGGATGGAAGTTTGCCGCGAGTCTTGAGTATCACGCGAACGGCAATATCATTCATGGCACGGGCGAGGTTGAAATCCCGCAGAAGTATTACACTTGCAAGCCTTGGTGTGAGCATTGCAAAACGATGCGAGATCGCGCCTATAGCTACATCGTTTACAACGAGGAAAGCGGCGAGTTCAAGCAAGTTGGCAAGTCCTGTCTCCGTGATTTCACGGGTGGTCTTTCTGCGGAGCAAGCCGCTCAGTATGAGCAATGGATCAAAGAAGCAGAGGACGCACAGACGGGCGGCGGGTCTTGGTGGACACGCGAGTATTTCGATGTTCTGGGATACATGACAATCGTTGCGGAGACGATCCGGGTGTTCGGATACTGCAAGCGAGACGGTTACAACACATCCACAGCAGACCGCGCAGAGGTGCTGTTCCGTTATCACAACGGGATGCGCCTGTCTGATGCAGACTACATCAAGGAGCAGATCGCGGAGTCTGAGGAAAGACAGTTTGACCCGAAGAACCCGGCAAGCGCAGAACTTGCGGCAAAGGTTAGAGATTGGATCGTCAACAACGAGCGCGATGACAACTACTTTCACAATCTGAAAGTTGCTTGTTCTGAGCGTGTGGTATCCCCTCACAACATCGGTCTTCTTGCTTCTGCGTTCCCCGCCTATGACAGGGAACTTGAGCGTGAAGCTGAGAGGAAAGCTAGAGAGTCTGCCGAAGCTGAAGCAAGAGCGCATGGCACATGGATGGGAGAGGTCGGAGATCGCATTAGCTTTGAGATTCTGGATTGTCATTGCATCACCTCTTGGGAGACGCAATGGGGGTACACAAGCGTTTACAAGTTTGTCAGCAAAGACGGACAACAGGCAACTTGGAAGACGAGTTCCTATGTAGACCAGACCAAAGTGATGGGAAAGATTCTGACAGGAACTGTCAAAGAGCAGAAAGAGTACCGGGGCATCAAGCAGACAGAGTTGACCCGGTGCAAGATCACGGAAAGGAAGTGAGCATATTCTAAGCGCACAAGCCGATCGTTTGTGCGTTTAGGCAGTTGTTCACAACTGAAAAAACACTTTGAAAGGGGATTCATTATGGCACACATCACCATGAAAGTCCGGGATTTTATCAATCTTGAAGAGGACATTGATGTCTATGACGATGTATGCGAAGAGATCGGCATCTGCTTCTGCGGCCCGATGGGCTTAACCGAAGCGGGTTCTGAGCATTTCGCCGAAGTCATGGATTATGAAATCATGATCGACACATCCGGGGATTTCGCAACCGCAATTGTCCACGTTGACGATGAAGACGAGAAAACGTGGAAACGAAAGTTGCGTAAAGCCAAAGAGTTTTTCTATTCTGCGGCGGGATACTGCGATGCAGAGGATTATGACAAGTGGTTCACAATTCCAGATTGACAGGGTTCAACCCCCATGTTATAATGGGGGAAAACCCGAAAGGAGTCCTATGGACATGACTTATGATAGTGAAGCAAAGAAGAAATGGGTAAGAAGCAACGTTGTTTTTCTCGGAGTAAAATTGTTTCGGCCCATCAACGGAAAGCAGAATGACGGAGATATCATCGACTATCTTGACGGAAAAACAAAGGGAGAGATAGTCAAGGCCGCTCTGCGTGAGTACATCAAGAATCATGAGGGGGATTGATATGACAGCAATTCTTATCATCGTAGGCATCTCTTGCATTCTCGCCAACATCGGCAAGAGCGTAAGGGGCAAGCGCATGGCGAAAGAGATCGCCGCGCAGAAAGCACAGCAGAAAGCACACGCCGCTTTCATCAAGGAACAGGAACGAATCAACCAAGAAGCGTTCCGGGAGCGTCTCGCGCTTCGTAAGGAACAGGAGAGACAAGCAAAGGAACAGGAACGGCAAGCCGCACAGCTTGCCAAACACGATGAGATGCTTCTGCGTGTGGACAACCGACTCGCGGTAATTGAGGGAGAGATCGCACACAACCGGGAGATCGTGGATCGCATCGCAAACCTAATCAAACTGGAAGAAGCAGAGCAGAGCAAATGCACCAAGAACTCCCCGGAGTGGGCAAAGCACGAAAAGAAGATCGTCAGCTTAATGAATCAGCAGTACAACGCGCAGAAGAAGATCACCAAGGCAAAAGGTGACAGGCGCGTATGTGAGCAGAAGATTTCTGCATGAAATGAATCATCATAAAACAATCAAGCCGGGGTGGTATATCCATCCCGGCTTTTTTGTTTTTAGGTGATTGATAAGATTAATACGCTGAGTCAGACGCTTACCATTTTGCATATGTCACTTGCCAACGCCACATTACGCAAGGTAATTCCATTGTTTTTCTACAGACTCACGCTGTGTTTCCGCGCATATTCCGCATCCTGTCTGCGAGTTCCTGTCTGCGTTCCTCACTCATCTCAACCTTGCGCGGTGGTCTGATCTTCACCCATGACTCAGGCACATGAAACATCACCGATCCATCCCGGTTGACAGCTACGCACTCCACATCGTCCGGGCGTTCTTCTGCGAGTTTCATAAGTCGGTTCTTCCACACCCGCTCGTCTGTGCTGACGGTAAAGGTTTTCTTTCCGTCAAGGTGTTCGATAACAGTTTCCATATTTTTCCTTTCTCACTCCGGGAGTTCGATCCCGGCATACTTGTCCACGATGTCCTCTGCGCTCTGTTTCGTGCCGTAAGGATCGTCCACAGGCATATCAACCTTAGACGCTTCGATCATGCTGTCATGTGCTTTTTGGAGCCACATGGAGTAGATCGGATTGACCAACCCGTCAAGCGCACCCTGTTCGTGAACTGACGCGAAAAACGCAACCAAGTCTTCTGCAAACCTCTTCTGCTCCGCTGTGCCTAATCCGCTGTTCCAATGCGACACATCAAACCTTGTAATACCGAGCGCATAATAGCAATTGCTGTTGCTTGGCATGATGTTGTGCGCGGCGCAGTATTCAAGGTATTCTCCGAATCTGCGATAAAGGTCAGGTACATCTCTTCTGCTTGCGCCGATCCTCATCTTTGTCATGTCGATGTGATACTGAACAAACGCAGAAACCCGTTCGTCTCCGATGGTTTGCAGAACCTTATCGTTGTTATAGACCGTCAAGCTGTGTGGTTTGCCATCGGTCATTATCACGCCCTCAATCACAGGCGGGGTCTTCGTGCCTTTCGGTCTTCCCGGCTTTTTCTTTTCGGGTTTCTGATAGGGCGGTATTTTGCCTTTCTTTCTCGCTTCAAACATCAACTGCTTGACATAGGTTTCCGTGATCCCCATCTCTGCACCGATCTGCTTGTAGGTCTTCCCCTCTGCTTTGAGTTCGATGATCTTGAGAATCTTCTCATCAGTTGTCATGTCGTTCCTCATAGTGATAGCACCCATCCATAGTGCCAAAGTTGTCACTATCCTCGTAGCACCATTCTTCGGCGGGATAGCAATCTTCCGGGGGTGCATTGGTTTTCGCGGGAGTGTAACAGCAGTTTGCACAGGACGAGCAAACCGTCTCCCAACTAGCCATTCTCATATTTTTTTACCCCTTTCGGTTTACATAAAAGGAAAATCGTCATCGTCTTCTATTGGTTTTTCTCCCCTCTTTTTCCAACACTTTTGCACACCGTAAGCACCGATGCGCTTGTTCCCTACCCGCTCCCAATCCTTGTTGCTGTCCATGATCTTGGCGATGTCCTTGGATTCGGAAAAGGTCGGTTCTTTTACAAAGTCAGGATTTGGGGAAAGTGCGCGATGAAATAGTTCCCGGACGCAAGTCAACTCGCCGGGGTTCTTCTGCTCTAGGAACAACTTGATAGCACCGACACGCCAATCGTCTTGCATTGCTTCTTCCTGTGCTTTGGTGTACTCTTCAAGCAACTCTGCCTTGGCAAACGGTTTCATCTCGTCTGTGTGCATCTTTGCCTTTGCTTCTGCCCAACATTGCAAGACATACTCGCGTACCTCGTCCTCGCGGCGATACAGTTCGTATCCGTAAGCGCGATCCCCGGTGCATTCCACAGGATACCAACGGCGATTTCCAGTTTTATCCACCAACGGATTCCGATCATTACTTGTTGCGATGAAGATACATCTGCGCGGGAGTTCTACCGGGTTGCGGTCATAGGGCTTGCGGTACTGGTCACGCTGACGGGAGACGAACGCCTTGATTGCTTCTTGGTCTTTCGCCTTGGTGAAAGCAGACATCTCAGGGATTTCCAGTATCCAATGCCCGGAGAGGTCTTCGATTGCCTGTTGCCCGTCCATTTGTTTGACTTCCCCGTGATAGTCATCGTTGATAGCAAGGAATCGGATGAGGGTTGACTTGCCGCCACCCTGATCCCCCATAAGGATTGGTACATCCTCAAACTTGCGTCCGGGTTCGTACAGACGATGGATACCACCCGCGAAGATGAGACGGGAAACCTCATGGACATAGGGCGTGTCAGCGCATTTCCCCCACTTGGTGAGGTAGTTCCTACACCGTTCCTTTCCATCCCACTTAACGGATTCGATGATGTCTATCAGCGGATTGTATGTCCTCTCTGCAAAGAGCATCCTGAGTGCCGCTGTGTGGCGTTCTTTTGAATATAGACCGTACTTGTCCTCTATATAACTCATGCTCTCAGCTTCATGAGCATCGCTCCAAGTGGCGATTGTCAGGTTGCCGCTCTTGTCCTTTCCGTGAATCTCCGCGACTCCCCGGAGTTCGTTATATTTCACCCCGGCGTACTTGGCATCTGAGAGCATGATAAGCAAAAAGTTGCTGATAGTCAGGTCGGGCTTGTCCTTATCCTTTCCTGTGCATGACAACCCGGCCTTTGTTTCTTGAACTGTGAGGTATTGCATACTCACCTCGGTTCTTCGGGCATACCGTCCAGTTCATACCCGATTATTTCTAGTCTTCGCACAGCGTTGCACCATGCGTCTGAGAACGGTTCTGCGGAACGCTTGATCTTGTCGTTCCATATCCATTCATCTAGCAGAGCGTGGTAGCGTTCCCACCATGCGTCAATCGCCTTTTTCCGTTCCCGCGCTTCTGCTCTGCGCCTGTCGATCTCTGCGCTCTGCGCTTCGGAAACTGCGGAGTCAAGCGGCAAGTTCAGATGAAAATCTGCGTTGATTCGCTTCATTGCATCGCCCCTTGTAGGGCATCTCTGTACCTCTTTAACAAAGGAAATCACATCGCCGCTTGCTCCGCACACGAAACATTTGTAACCGAAACGCGAGAAACTAAAATTGTAGTCTTTGCCGTTGTGGAGAGGACAAGGGCATCTCCCGGAACGCCGGGGAGTCTCAGGGGAGTACAAGGCAAGCACCTCGTCCATCGTAACTGAATCATGGATGGCGTTTGCTATGTCTTCCCATGTCATCCTACGATCCCGGTTGTACGCTTTCGTCCAATCCATAACTGCATCCTAACGCTCCGCAAAACTGAGTTTGTACTTTATATCTGCATTTTCGGCAGACATAAATACTTACATTACACACGCCGCCGATCCCATAACGCTCAATAACATGGGGTTCGGGGCATTGGCGCATCGTGCAAGGGGCAAACATCTTGTTGGTCACATTGCACAATATCGGTGCATACGATGGTGTGAACGCTTGCTTCTTGTCACCCATCCCCACCGGGATCACCACCAAAGTAGCAGAATCGGTTTTTCCCGTCTCTGAGGGGCAAGTCGATTAATTCCGGGTTCTTCTCTTCGACAAGCATTGCGCCAAGCACATTGAAAGCACACGCCGCAAGATGATCTTCGTCATCGCACCCGCATTGGTATTTTGCCAAGTGTCGGCAAGCTGAGTCGATATAGCTTGAAAGGTTTATACCCTTGCGGAAATTGAATCGTGCATACTTTTTCGCTCCCGCTTCGTAATGGCGAGACAGACGGAGAATGGACTCCCACGGGATTGATACCATGTCTCCCTTGCCATCGCTGAGATCACGAACCGCGCCTGTGCTGAATTGCGTTCGATCACCGCTATCTTTTATCTCAGCCATATAGCATCCTTTCTCTTGCATAGTAATAGAAGATTCCATAGATGATCTTTGCCGTCTCATCCGGGCGGCAGAAAGTAACAGAGATGTTAAACCGCACCATCCACGATAGCAGAGAACCGACTAGAGACTTTGGGGGGAGTTTGGAGCGGTAGTTTCCTAGAAATACATCGCTCCATGATGCGTTCTCCACGATGAGATGCACCTTTGTTCCGTATGCTTTTGCCCGGATAAACTCCCGCTCAAATCTCTCCCTTTCTGCGGTAAAGTTCCCGCAGATTTCGTCTAGGTTGTGCTTGCGCTCCACAACGATATCACGCTCAAATGAAATTGAGTCTAGTTCAGCGGAGTAATCCCCGGTGTCAAGTTTCCTCGTTATGTGCGGAATCTTGTGTTTGACAAGGTAGTCCGTAACATGACGATCTTGTTCACGGGTATCGCAGATGATGGTCAGCTTTTTGAGTTCCTCTGTTAACTCTTTGTCTGTCCAATGGCGTACCATCAGAACGGCATATCGTCATCAGGCTCAGAGTCCTCAAGGCTCGTCACCGTCTGCTTCTCAGGTTTCTCTCCCTCAAACTCCGGGAGAAGACCCGCCCGGTCTGCGGAAATCCAATACTTGACTTTGAGGTATCCCCTCTCGTCAAGGTCGAACATTGCCGCACCCATCGCCCCGATCCACTCAAGGAACGAGAAATTACCGTCTCCGATCTCCGGGAAAGCGTCAAAGAACTGAGTCATGTTGCGGTTGAAATGCTCGTTCTTGACGATGTAGGATTTGACGGAGAAGCGAGTTCCGCTCGGACGGACGGAGACAACGATCATCGGCAAGCCGCTGGACTTGCTCTCCGTTTCCTCGACATCCGTGATGACGCACCGAAGTCTGCCCGTCACCTTTGCGCTCTCTTCGCGCTCCTCGCGCTGATAGTTCCATTCAGCCATTGTTTATTCTCCATTTCATTATGTTTTTGTTTTTAGCCAACAGCGTTGCTTTCCATACTCTTCTGTATAGAGAAAGCGTTTTTCAAATCTGTTGTCGGTGCTTATGATTGCGTTTGCGTTTCGCTGAAACCGCATGGCGTTGTACCTTAAAACCTTACCGCGCAATAGTTCAAACAGTTCTTTTGTACACACGACTTCGCCAACGCGCAAATTATCTAGGTATTCTTCTATGAGTTTTGCTTCTTTTTCGTTTATTTCTGATTCTTTGCCCCATTGACCTCTGATGTGTGACAATTAGTTTCCCCCTTCAAATTTTGATTTTAGTTTGTTGGCAATTTGTTGCCACTCATCACGGGTGTAGCACGAGATTGGGAGTACGAAATAATCTTCAAACCACTTCCACCGTTTGTCTCCAGATACATAGCACTCGCAATATACTTTTGGCTTAAAGTCGTACATATTGTGCTTCAAAATGTAATCGTAAACTTTCTTCGCGTATTTTTCAGAAAGTCCGCATTGTGTTATGTAGAACACAAAATCTCTTACTGAAAACAAAGAAGCATCATATGTTTTGGAGCAATTGGAAATGCACATATTTGCAATCCAAAACTTCACTTCGTCCTTAAACGTATACTTCTTTCGTATTGTCCCGGACTGCGCGTCTTCAACCCCTTGCCAGTACCCGTGTCCCCATTGCTCTCTGCTCATTTAAGCACCCACTTCCCTACAAAGATTTCCCACAAGTTCTGCTTCTCAAGAAACTTGCAGAATTGAATTACAGTAGGTTCAATCGGCGGTACGATATCTCTCGGATACCGCTCCCGGTAAACCCAATTACCATCGCTGATGATATAGGTCATGTCCATCGCTTCGGGAACGAGTGCAAGGTACATCCCGGTCTGTGTGGTATCACTCCAATGATATTTGTTGAGATGGTAGGTCTTGCTGAACTTGCAATCCCATATATGCCCCGCTTTGAGATAGTCGAGTACGCCATGCAAGAGTATCGGTGTACCGTTATAAATGATCCCGGAGTCTGCGTAGAGGTTGACTTGCTGTTGACTCCCGGACAACTCCATTGCCATCTCCACGATTACGGTGTACCACTCATGGTCAGGCGTGATCGGCGTTCCGTTCAGCACATTGTTCAAGACATTCTCAAAACGAGTGCCATCCAACATTGCTTTTGTCGGTTGGAGTGGTTCTCGGTTGAGGACGGAGAGGAACTGATCCCATCCGTCCTCTTTCTTGTAAGACCAGTACCAAGCATCAAGCAGAGACTTAGTTATTCTCAGCTTTGTACTCATACTTCTTGGCGGTCTTGTTCCACACGATACCAAGTTCCTCAAGCCGCGCCTTGAGCATCGCCTTGGATTCTTTCTCAGAGGTGAGCGCATGGTTCAACTTACCGATGGTATCAACAGCAAACGGAACATCTTCCGGGCTGTTTACTGCGGAGCAGATGGTCTTTGCTTCATTGATCGCTTCGGCGTATGCGTCCTTTTCCGGGGCAATCTTCTTAGATTCAGACGCGAGATTCTTCCGCACCTTGTCGAACAGGCGGGTCAGGAAATCGTTGGGATCGCCATCCTTGAGTTCGGGAACTTCCACAAGCCCCTTGATGCCGTATGCGCTCTTTGCGCTGTACTGCTCCGTGGGCGTAAAGCCAAGGTATCTGCGCCCGTTCTGAATGAAGAGATGGGCGGCGAGATCGGCGGGTTGATAGACAAGCGTCCGGGTCGCGCCCTCGACAACGAGTTCATAGAAGATGCTCTCATCCTGTTTCGTCATGTTCTCATGAAACAGGAAGATAACATTGAACTTCTTGCGGAGTTCGGCAGAAAGGCGGTTGAACTCGGTCTTGATCGTGCCGTACCCTTGCAAGCTGAATCCGCCGTCTTTCTTGCTTGCCTTTGGGTCTGTTCTCATCGCCCAATCTTTCATGTATTCGATGAGTGCGCCCGTGGTGTCAACCACGATGGTCTTGTATGTTCCCTCTGCCGCCTTGATATCAGACAGCACCTCTTCGTAGGTCTTGCAGATGGATGCGTCCTTGCGGTGTGCGGGGTTGACTCGCGCCATGCCCTCGTCCGTGTCGATGAGAAGCACATCAGGCGCAGAAAGCGCGAGTGTGGTCTTACCCGTTCCGGGCAACCCGCTGATAATCATGATGATGTTCTTGTCGGAGAAATTCATCTCCGTGGGTTTCACAATAGGCATATGCTTTTGTCCTTTCTTATTAATTCTCCCACCAACCGATGCTCACTTCCCCGGTGTGGGAGTTTTTCCAAATCTGAACGGTGCAGTTCTCATGCACCTCTTCCTCGTCAAAGAGGTTGATTATGCGGTAATCGCCATTATCAGAAAGACGATTATCAGGATCGCCGCGCAAATTACGATCCCCCGGATGATGAACTTGTGGCGCACTTATGAACCGTCACCCCCTCTGTCAAACTGCACCCGGAACAGGCAACAAGAAACGAGTTCGTATTGTTCTTTGATTTGACATACATACCGCCACCGCAAAGTGGGCAACGATACGGGTTGTTTTTCTCCTTGAAAGCGTTTTTCTTGCGCCGAAACCTTTCGGTTACATCAACAATCCCCTCAATGTCTTCATGCGCTTTCCTTTGAAACCGTTTGTGCTTTTCTTGGATGCGGTCTAGAATTTCCCCGGCATCAAGGTTGGTGTAGCGATACGCTTTCTTTTCCGCAAAGTTCCTGATCTCGTTGATGTCTCCCTCGTTGCCATCGCAGATAGCTTTCTCAAAGTCCAACGCCATCCGTTCGATCACAGCGTTCTTGAGGTTCTCTTCCCCCGTGTCGTTGATCTCTGCTTTTTTGGTATGCTCACGGAACGCATCATCGCTACGCTTACGGAAATCTCTTGCGATAATGTCTAAAGCATCAAGGACAAGGCGGTAATGGAACGGTTCTTTTTCTCCGTTATCACGGGCAAGCTGAAGCTGTTCTTTGACACGCTTCTTGTAATCAACGATGAGGTTCGTCACTTCTCCATACGCCTTTTCCAAGATCATGGAATAGTCCATATCGGTAATGCTTTCTCCGTCATCCTTGAAACGCCATCTGAACGAGTAAGCGGTTGGGCATCGCCCGACACAGCAATTGTAGATGGAAGACGGAAGACCATTCACATGACGAGCGGCATCGTAACATGACGGGAACTCTCGCATATAATGCCCGGTAATGTCGAACTGTAGAACGATTCGTTTCATTCCCATGTCAGATACCCAACTTGGAGAAAATCTCGCTGACGAGATATCCGATAGTCCACACACAGGAAACCATCAGGTAGAAGACGATAGCGTCCTCAATTAGCTTGATAATCAGGTTTCTCTTCTTAGCTTTACTCATATGATGTCCTTTCATTTGAGTTCTACGGTTGTGCCATATTCTTCTTTGATTACTAACTGCAAGTCTTTCGGCTTGATGTATCCCCGATTGATTGAATCAACCGTGTAGTTGTACGCATCCGAAAACGCTTGAAGCTGTTCATCCGTGTAAGAGAACTTGTCTCTCAGCGTGTAGAGCATGATGGTGAGCGATCCTCTGATGCCCTCGTCATACCCTTGGGTTTTTGCTCGGATTACATCTGCTTCTGTGCGCGGGATTCTCTTCGGGTTGACTTTCATACTGACCACTTCTTTCTGAGGATGTAGATGATCCTATCAACCTCTTCCTGAGTGGTTGCCATCATGAGCGCACTCTGCTTTTCTTCGTTGTACTTGCGAATCCGCTCGTTGTATGGCATCGGGTTCGTCCTGATCCCTTTTTTTCTCATGAGATCACCCTTTCCCGCAGTTCCGCAATCGGGATTCCATATACCCGGTGAATCTTCTCAAGATCGCCAAGCGTTAACTTGTCCGGGTCATACAGTTTCTTTCTTGCGGTGATTTCTGCACATCCTAGTGCTACGGCAAGGTTTCTGCCATTCACTTCGTAACCTCGCAGTAGTCGGGTCATCGGGTGTGCCGTTTCCCAATACTGCAACCTATCCTCTCCTTTCTTAATCCTATTAATCTTTTTTCTTGACTTGAGTTAAGAAAGCGTGTTATATTGAGATTGCACTCACAACTTGACACGCTTTCAAAACCCGCAGAGATGGGGGCTTGGTTTTGTTATGCCACCATTCACGCTACCAAGATTACCACATCACTTAGCGTTTGTCAAGCACTTAATTAATCTTGGGGGTAAAAAATTTATGGATGGAAAGGAAATGGTCAGGCAAATCGAATTGCGCCTTGTTGAACTTGGCATGAAAAAGAAAGAGTTTTATACTCTGACAGGGATCACAAGCGCGGCGTTTTCCTATTGGAACACGGGGAGAACGCAACCATCTCCCGAAACACTTAGGAAGATTGACGCAGTTATCGGAACAAAATTCTATGAGTCCGTTAAAACGGACAATATCTATGATAAGATTAAAATGCTCCAAGAACTGCGAGACTCTGAGAGAGCATTACTCCAAGTAACAAAAGACATGACAGACGATGAGATTCGCAGAACCACGGAGTTCATAAAGTCCTTAAAGGGTGTGAACTAAGTGATTGAAAACGCAGACTACTTTGTCCGGGTAATCCAGTTTCCAAAAGGCGTGAACCGTGTCGGGATCGTACTGCTGAACGAGGACGGAACATATTCTGTCTATCTCAACAGCCGCGCATCCGAAGCGCAGAAAAGAAAAGCCATGCGGCACGAAATGCGCCACATGGCAAACGATGATATGTTTGGAGACAAGGACATTCTACAGATAGAGAAAGGGATAATATGAAGCTATCCAAACCGCAAAAGCTGAAGAGCGGGATGTATGTTATAAGGTTGCGATTGAACGGAAAGGCAATTGCTGTGTACGGTGAGACAGAAGCAGAGTGTCGAAGAAACGCCACCGCAATCAAAGCGGATCACCTGACGGGGCGTGTAATTGTTGGCAAGTGCAATGTTACTGTTACCGAAGCAATTGATAATTACATCAGCAAACGCCCCAAGTTGTCACCAAGTACAGTTCGCGGTTACAGAAGCATCCAAAAAAATGTGTTTACCCCGGTCATGAACCAAAAGCTAGATGAGGTTGATTGGCAAAGAGCGATTGATAAAGACGATCACGCACCGAAGACCATTCACAATGCGTGGGGATTTATCGCATCCGTCATCGCAGAAAACGGATTATCTGTTCCCAAAGTACGCCTACCCGCCAAAATCTCAAACGAGAGGGCTTTTCTCCAACCAAACCAAATACCGACATTCCTAGAAGCAATAAAGGGCGCAGAGTGCGAATTAGCCGCTCTGCTTGGTCTGCACTCTTTGCGCCGCTCTGAAATCCTAGATGTCACATACGGAGACATTGATTTCAAAAACAATATCATCCATGTCAGGGGAGCGGCGGTCATGAATGATGAAAACGAACTCGTTCATAAGAAGACTAACAAAAACGAAACATCACGCCGCGATGTTCCAATCATGATCCCGCGCCTTATTGAATTAGTTCAAACCGAACCTCACTCCAAAACAGACTATCTTGTGACTTTGAACCCCAATAATATTTGGCGCGGAGTGAATACTATCTGTCGCAAAAACAATCTCCCGGAGATCGGTTGTCACGGTCTGCGCCACAGCTTTGTCAGCTTGGCATATCATCTTGGATGGTCAGAAATCTCTACAATGAAAGTCGCGGGATACGCAGATTATCAGACGATGAGAAAAATTTATACGCACCTTGCTGACGAAGACAAACAAAAAGACATAAAAAATATGAAAAGTTTTTTCGACACTTTCACGCTTTAGTGATATAGATTGCAAATTGATTGCAAATTGAACCCTAAACGAATGTTGTTTTCTAAGTAAGTTTGTTACCTACAAAAGCAACTAAATGTACCCGCAAACCATTGAAAACACAAGAAAAAACCCCTAGAACCATTGAAGATTCTAGGGGTCTATTTTGGTGCGCGAGGCGGGAGTCGAACCCGTCACAAAAACCCGCAAAGCATTGATAATACTGGCGTTTCACACGCTAAATCGCGTTTTGATAGCGATGTAAATATTTTACAATTCTGTGTATCTCTTTAGAACCGTGGCAAGTTCCGCTCTTGTGACAGGATCGTTGGGTCTACCGTCCATAATTAGTCCTTTTTCCTCTGCCCACTCCATTGCAGAATCGTACCAATGCTCTTCTTTCTTTGGCAACCACATTCCCGCTCGTTCAAGATCATCGCAACGATTGAGATCGACATAAACCCCAATCTTTTGACCGATCACTTTCGCGTTGGGGCCGCCTTGCCATTCGTACTGATAGACATTGAGTTTCGGTGAAATAACGCCCTCGCTCCAAGCGATGCATTGCATATAGCAATCTGCTTTGACAGAGTTGATTACATCCGCTTTCCCATACACTCCAACTTTATAAGGGGAGATTGCGTCCTTTGCCGCGCAAAGGTATTGCTCAATAAGTTGATAGTCGGATTTGGGAGCATTATAATCAACGGCAAAATAGATCGCACAACTTGTCGGGATACCATATTGCTTGGCAATTGATGCGGCGGTTGCCCCGTCCGTTCTCCCCGCCGCAGAACCATCACGGGCGCGGTTTGCGGTTGTTTCGTAGATCAGCAGAATTGCAACCCCATTATCGAGCAAATTTTTTGCTTCGTTTGCTTGCAACGATTTGGACATTGTGGGATTGGTAAGGTATCTTCCCGCAAACGATACCCCGTTGTCGTGCAAAATCTTTGCCTGTGCCGCAGATAATCGCGCCGCAGTATCAATTCCCAAATAACTCATGTCGATCTGCGCCTGTCAAAAACAGCACTCTGCGGCATTACAACACCGTCTGAGGAAAGAAGAATCGCAGAATGATAATCTAGACCGCTGACCGCCGCCGCCGAAAGCGCGGTGTAAAGTGCGGCAAGCGCGGCATTATAGTCGGTATAAATAACGGGCGGCACAACTGCCTTTGTGTTTCCGTTGACTTGCGTTTCGATGAGGATGTAAAACATTAAATTTTGCCCCCTTAATCTTTTGTGTACCATAGTGCCGCAATGACATTTGTGAGCGCGGTGTTGCTGTTGATATAAAGTCTTATTGACCAATTCACTCCGCTGTTGCCAGAATAGACGAGCGGATTGACCTTGATGACCGTATCCCCGTTATCAAACGGCATTCCAATCCAGTTTGTAGCGGTTGCTTGCCCGAAAACAGAGTGACGAACAATCGTGCCACGAGTCGTTAGACCGTTCACATAAATGGCCGCCAAATTGTTACCCGTTCCCATGCTACCTACCGCCACGGTCTTGCAGTAAACGACTTTGCCGTTAAACTTTTCCGCAGTTGCATATTCTACACCGTCAACCATTGGACAGCCAGAAACCCAATACCAAGGAGAAATTGTGCGACTATCATTACCGTTATAAATATTGCGAATTACAACAGCACCAACCGTGTTAAAACAAATTTGCTCATAGGTAACGGTACTCCGTTGCATCGAAATCATGAAACCATATGTAAACGGTATATCGCTAGGACTTGAGGCCGTACCCTCCCAATAGTAAAAACCAGTATCTTCAATGCTTTCCAACGTAACCGTGTTGGTGAGTTTCTTTGTAGTGGTAGCAGACTCAATTGCATTCGCAACTGCCGCAGATGTGATTAGGTTTGTCGTGTGCGTTGAGTTTGGAGTTGTGTCAATCGTTCTTACACCAACGACAGAACCGTCTCCCGCAAGCGCACCGTTAAGACTTGTTTGCGTTTCTGCGCTGATAAGGCTCGGCCCCGCAACACCCTGTGGGCCTTGCGGCCCCGTGTTCCCTTGCGCTCCTTGCGGCCCAACAACAGGGCCAAGATCAATTACAGGCATATTTAATCCCCCTATTCTTCAACTGTCCAGATCAAATGCCCCGCATATTCTCCGCTTGTTGGAATGGAAAAGTCGGGAGCGGTATCGCCAGAATAAGTCAAAAACAAGTGACCATATGTTTGCGACTCACTATCGTTGTCTACATGGAAATAATATGCGCCGCTAGTTTCAACCGCAACGGCAGTTCCCGTATCTCCGCGAGGGCCTTGAACACCTTGTGGCCCCGCAGGGCCTTGGATTCCTTGACTTCCCGTAGCACCAGTTGGCAAGCCGAATGCAAGGTTTACGATCCCGCCAATTTCGGTTTTAGTTACGGTTGCGGGGTTCCCCGCCGCGACAGTAGATGCGGAAACCGTCATATTAACAATTGCGTCTTTTGCCGCAACCGCAGTTGAAGCGGAACCACTTGCTGACAACGCACTTGCTTCTGCGTCATCGGCTTTTCCTGTTGCGGTTGTTGCCGCATTAGTAGCCGTTTGAGCAGCGTTGGATGCGGTTGTCACATAACTTGAAACCGTATCTACGGCATATTGTTTCCATTGACTTCCGAAAATTCTACCCGCCGCTCCGTTCTGCTCGACAGGCAACATTGCCGCATCAGATAGGGTGCTAATTGCGGGGAGTTCGCCAATAGTTTTATCTGCCACTAATCATCTTCCCCCTTTGCTTCTTTTTCGGGCGGTTTGTTGTTTTCATCAAACACGATTTTTAACAACCGCCTTGCTTCAACCAAAGCATAAGCGTCATTGCCTTTAACGCTGATTCCACTCAAAAGTTTGTCGGCATTAATAAGTGCATTGAAAACGGCTTGTGTCATGTTATTACCTCACGATGAAGAAGATGTTGGTAGTCCTGTTACATTTGCTCCGCTAAAGTCCCAATCTCCAGTTGCCGTAACATTATGAACAGTAGTTGAACTAAAATCCCATTGGTGAGAAAACGCTGATACATAATTTGAACCAACACTCAAAAAATGATACCCGCCGCCCCCAAGGCCGACTTGTCCAACATCTTCGTAATAAACCTTAAAAAGGCTAAATTCGCTTTCTCCAATATACTCATAGCATTCAAAACCGCCACCATATCCCCAATAATCTGAGTCGTTCATTACTATAAAAATCGTTTCATCACCACTACAAATTAAAGGAGAAGAAATTTTAGATTCTGCCGCAATTGAGTCAGCAACCACATTGGTCATTGTAATAGTCTGTGCATCCATCGTAATTCCGTTGCGGCTCAGAGTTATAGTAGCGGAATTATTAAGAGTAGATTCTCTGTAGCCAAGCGTGATTCCGTCAAGTCCAATGTTCAAAATTGATTGCACACTTGGCCCAGAAACTTTCTTCCAATAATTTGAGTTTGGCGGTTTATAAGGATTCGTAGCGGGGATTTCTATATATTGTTGATATTCAGAACTCCATTCGCCTCTGCATTGATAATAGGTTATATCCGTAATGTTGCCATCGCTATAAGTTGTGATTTTTACAACATCGTTTGGATAATAATAACCATACTCATCTGAGCCAGATGTACTCCATTCGGGTGCATAGATACCATTGACTTGTTCTGTGATGCTTTGCGCCGTTTGGTCAATGCGCGAACTAAGATTCCCCTCAACCCCTGTTGCTCTATTTACTTCTGATGTAATAGATTCAGCGTTTGTTGTTATACGGGCAGAAAGAGTATCGTCCTCGCTTGTCCTTGCATTTACTTCAGCAGTAATGGATTCTGCGTTCACAGATATGCGAGAAGAAAGATCGTCATCCGCGCTTGTTCTCGCGTTCACTTCTGCCGTAATGGATTCTGCGGTTTGTTGAATCCGCGAATCTAGTTCTGCACCCTCACTTTTTCGTTCCGCAACCTCAGATGTTATTGAATCTGCAAGTTGCGTTATGCTAGAGGAAAACCCTCTATCCATATCCTCAATCTTGGATTCAACTTTTCCAAGTTCAACAACAAAACTTGTTTTAATGCCGTTGAGTTTTCTTGCTATTTCTTTGTTTTCGCGGGTTTCGTAGGGGTATTCATGATTGAGTTCGCCGTCTTCAAATGCCGCAACAGTAGAAGACATGATTGGAGAAAGAGTGGTTTCAGAAGACGCAATAAATGAGTAAATGTCACCCGACAGAGAAATGCCGTCACCCAACTCTGCGGCGGGGTTAAGCAATGCGCCCTCTGCGGTGAATGGTTTGTATTCAAAACCGCCCAATCTTTGCAGAATGGAGTTTGCCAACTCTTGAGTTCCGTAAGGGTTTGTAATCTCCAACACTCTTGCGGAATCGTTACCCGCTTCATAAACGAGTTGATTCCCATCGTCATCGTTGCCTACGATTATCCTCACTTTAGAATACGGTTGATAGGACGGAGTACCCCTAATATCTTTTGCTCTGCTTGCAAGATGAAAAACAGTATCAGACAAGGATTCTGTACCCCCCTATCAAAATATAGTCACCGTGTTCTTCGACAAGATAATTTGTTTCTTTGGGAATATCACCAAGTCCAACAAGCATCAATTTGTCCATGTCGTTGACCCACCAATTCCCCGCATACATTTGACCAATGAACTGCAAGAGTTCGCGCATGGTGTACGCATCTTCACCGAATCCCGGATACTGGATTTGATAACCGCCCGTGAGCATTGCTTCTGTGCGCGGATCAAGTGTAATACCGATGCGGGAGCAGATCGCTTGTACAACTTGCAAATCTGTCTTGGGCCAACCACCTTGCTCTCCGCTTGTTGTGTAACTAGTGTCGGCTTTTAACATCGCATCGTAAGCGACAATTGATATAACGCCATTCCACTCATCGCGTGTGTCAATGTAATAAGTGCCTTTTGGCAACCACTCAGATTGAGTAGTTCCGTCATTCAACCGAAACTCCACTTGAATTTTTGCCATGCGCGGAATTGTGTTGTAACTTCTCAACACCAAATCAAGTTCTTTGGCAACCGCATTTCCAATTGTGTCTGCTTGTTCAAACAGCGCACCTTTAGTTGTTGCGGATACGATGTTTGCTTGGGTGTATGTCGTACCCGCAATAATTACTCTTACTTCTTTAGGCGCACCCGCCGCTAAAAGTGCTTCATATGTTGCGCTTACTGGTTGCATAGCTTACACCTCAACAAGCGGGAAAGACATACTCTGAATGTCATCGCTAGTCCTATGGATGATATAACTCGTCTCAAAATTGTTAGAGTAAACATTCAGCGTCTTAGATGCGTTTGTTCCGGGATACGGGGTAACACGAACATAGAGCGTCTCCGGGTAAAGCAGAGTGTGTAGAGCGGCAATGTCTGCCTTGTTCATCGGAACGGTCTTGATCTTCATTTTTTCCTTAACCGCAATCCGTCCACGATGCATAAGTCCGTCAAGTGTGCGGCCTGAGTCTGGCGATTCTATGTCGTTCCGGGAAAAAGTTACGCCCTGATAAGCGATCCACTTTGTGATGTCCGTCCAGTTCGATCCGTCTGCACTAAGTTCAACTGTCATTCATCACACCCCCATTGCACGAACGAGACGGTTCTGCCCGACTCTGATTTCTCTGCTGTCAAGATAAACTCTCACGCTCACCGGGCGTTCGCTCTGGTTGCCCATTGCCGCAGATACGGCATCGTACACACCGTTTGCAATGCCCTCAACAATCTGATCGTTGTTGGCAACCGCTGTGCGCCCACCGATTGATCCAACCATCTCAGGCCCCGATTCACGGGCCACAAACATTTCTCCCTCGTCAACAAAACCGCCCGATGCTCTCGTTCCAAGACCAAGCGATTCTCTAACGGAAAAATTCCACCCTTGCCCGGAAAGCAAACCAATCAAACCGCCGCTCACGGAAATACCCGAAATCTGCTGAAGCGTTGACAAAATGCCAGTAAGTTTATCCCAAAACTTCTGAAGCGGAGTAAGCGTGTTATTTACATCGTTCTGAACAGATGTAGAAAAACTATCGAACTCAGACCTAGCAGATGGAACATTACTTCTCACGCCATTAAGCATATCCGTAAACGATTGGCTCAAATCATCGGTTGACGCTTTTCCATTCATCATGTCCTCTGTTACAGACTCTGCCATGCTTTTCACTTCGCCAGACATATCAACAGAAGCGTCATGAGTAAGTTGTTGCATTGCCGTCCATGCGCCGTTCCAATCGTTTTCTGAGACAGACTTGACGATTCTCCCCAAATCTTCAACGATCCAACCAAGTCTTGTAACAACCGCTTCGATATCAAAGCGAATGTAGTTAAGCGCAAACATCACGGTGCGGCGTAATGCGGTAAGGTCTAATCCCGTGTTCCTCTCAATTTCTTTTAAGAAATTGTCAATCTTCGGAATAAGATCAGAGAAGAACCCGTCAACAGCTTCATTAATTTCCTCTGCGTTTGCGCCAATTGCGATAACCAACCCAACGAGTGCCGCAACCGCAAGCGGAATCCAACTACCAGTAAGCAACGCAAGACCCGCTCCAAGAGCAAGTAAACCGCCCTCAAGAGCGTAAAGGGATTCAGATGTGAGATATCCTTTTTTAATAAAATCGGAAAGTGCAGTTGTAATCAGCGTCAAACCGCCAACTATCAACCCAATTGCCGCACCAACTGTTCCAAACGCGATGGCAAGACCACCCGCAAGCGCGGCTGTTCCAATGAGCATCTCGTTTACATTCTTCCAACTTGTTCCGTTCTTAAACGCATCAAGTGCGCCATCAACAAGCAAGAACGCCCCGGCAACAGCCATTGCAATTCCAAGCAATGTACTCATGCTTGTGGAAAGTCCAAGAAGATCGGAAATCAGAGAACCAAGTTTCCATGCGGCGATTGCAAGACCAACCGCTTCTGCGGCTTTTTTGATCTCATCAAGATGATCCTTAATCCATTGCGCCCACTTCGGCAACTCTGCTTCGTCAAACATATCCAAAAAGTTTGACCCGCCGCCGCCACCCCCGCCTGAGTTATCATCAAGGCGGTTGATTTCATCAAAACCAAGGAGCGTCTTCTTGTATTCTTTTGCTCCCCCGGCGGCCTCATCCCAACCTTTTGCAACATCCTTGGCAATAAGGTACTGTCCACCACCAATTGCGGCAAACAAGGCAGATAGGGCTTGCATCAGGCGGGTGATGAGCGCGATAATCTGCAAGATAATTGGCATGATAGCTTGGAGCAACGCGCCAAATGCCGCGCCCATTTGGTTCTTCATGGTAAGCGATTTCGTTGACAAACTATCCATCGCCTGTGCCAAAGAACCATTAAGTGCTTGACTAAAATGGTATGCGTTCTTTAGTCCCTCGCTGAATCCTTGCGTAATATTCTTAATAATTGTTCGCAAAAATCTATACATTGCGATTCGCTTGAGTGAACTTAAGAACCCGGAGATCGGGCCAAGAGAATCTTTTAGGCTTTTCTTAAACGAATCAACGCCGCTTGCCGCATCAACAGTTGCCTTTTGCGCCTTTGTTGCCGCCTGTTTTACGTTGTTAATTGTATCTGCAATTTGTGTCGTATGGTTGTCGTTGAAAGTGATTGGCGTGTTCTTCCCGGCAACCTCATCCAAAGCAACTGCGAGTTTACCCAACTTGGGCAAAACCGTTGTAATCGCTCTGCCTAGCGCACTCAGACTCTTCGTTACCTTGGATATTTCTGAGTCTGCACCCGCCGCGCTGTGTTTTATTTCAAGTTCAATAGACTCAAGAGTGTCTGCCACTTAATCACCCTTTTTCTTTTCACTCCGTTGCTTTCTCGCCATTGACTCCAAAGCGGCTTGCATCTTCGCGTACTCTTTTTGTTCTCGCCGCTTCTTTTCCTGTTCCGTAAGTGGAAATATATCTATCGGACGCTCAAGATATGTCTGCGCTTTAGTGCCGCGCTTTGAAAAAGCATTTGCAAGGCAAACGGCAAAAGCATCAAAAACATACAATCCTTGCAACCACGCTTGCTCGTTGTCAATCTCTCGCTTTAACCGATACGCATTTCGATAAGCAACAGCTAAATGAGGGGGCGATTCCCAAAACTCTGTATAGGACATTCCCATTGCCATATACTGTGGGCATACCCGCTCAAAATATTCCTCAAATGTTAAGGGCGAATCAACTTCTTCTAAAACTTGATCGCCATTTTGCGAGGGTTTTCCTCTTTATCCGATCTCGCAATAAGCGTCTGAAACGGAGCGGAATATAGCTTACCAAGGTACGCCATCTCTTCCTCGCCTAAACCGCCAAGACCGTCAAACAGAATCTTGTCCGTCTGCTCACGGGTCATGTGCGGATGATGCATAAGAAACGCAGACCAAAACAGGAGCGGGATCATCGTCATGCTCTTTGACTCAATGCTCTGCACATCAAGCCCCGCCTGTTCCGCTCTAGATACGGTCTTGCGATTGAACTCAAGTGTGTACTCTTTCCCGGTTTCCGGGTCTTCAATGGTCATCGGATTCATTTTTTCCATGACAGTTATCCTTTCTAAAATTGTGGGGCGGGTATCTGACCCGCCCCTAAAATTGATTACGCAGAGGTGACGGTAGCAGAAGCAAAGATATAGTCACCCGTGGGAACAATGTTCGCGTTGTTCTCAAGGACGCTATCCACATCCGCGCCACCAAATCCAAGGGGCAGAGGTTTGCCGGGGAAGAAAAAGCTATCAAGGTTGCTACCAAGAGGATAGGCAATCTCAAACCACATCTCCTTGCCGCCACTCAGGTTGCCATACGCCGTCACGCAAGCGTTCCAAGCAGTACGGAACGCATCGTAATCGTTAACGGTAATTGCAATCGCGCCGCCCGAATCGCCAAGCCCCTCAATGTAGGTGTGGTTCTTCGTGGCAGACAACGGGGTACTCTGAAGAGTGTTAGGATCGTTGAAAAGTGCGGGAATCGCCTTGCATCCCGGAATGGGGGTATAGCCCGATGTGGGCCGCGATCCCGCCGAAGACTCCACGCAGTAGCGCAGAATCATACCCGCCGTACTAACGGCATTAGCCATAGGTCATTTCTCCTTTAAGCTGAAATAATAGGATTAGGCAGAATTTGATCGCCACCACCAATGATGCGGCGAAACCTACCAATAATAGTCACGGAATCTCCTGTGTCGATGTTCGTCTCAGAAAATTCCCGAAAATAAAGATTGTTAAATGCTTGCCTTACAACATCCATGATGTCATATGCTTCAGATGCCGCTGTGTTTGGTTTGGCAGACGCTACTTGAACTTCATAAACGGATTCCCATTGTACATCCTGATAGTCAAGTTGAATGTTTTGCAGAGGTCTGTCTCTGTCAATTTCATGGATGTAACAAGCCGGGAAAGACGGCGGTTTGGGAACATACCGCGCCGTTACATATACCTTACTATTAGACGCTAACACAGCGTTTCTAATGTAGGTATAAATCTCGTTTCGCGTTATCATCCAAACACCTCTTTCACTACTCGTTTAATGTTTGCTCGGATTGCTTTCTCGGCATAGTACATCGGTTTGTATGCGGGTGTACCCTCAAGTTTCTCCCCACCGTACCACCAAAATCCGTGCCTATAAAGCAGTTGCTTGTCTTGCTCAGACCAAGTACCCCAAGCAATCGGAACGGAAACATTGCTGAAATGAGGGTCAACTTGATTACCAGTACCAAACTCTACAAAGTAAACATCAGACCCGCTCATCACAATTTTGTATCCGTTGCCAATCTTCTCAATCGGAGCAATCGTAACATCTGTATTACCGTGCGCCCCGCCAAGATGCATCCGCGCTTCTTGTGCGCCGATTTCGGCAAGTCTACGGCATACTTCGTCACACTTTTGCTTATGCTCTTTCTTGATTGCTTTCAGTTCCGCAACAGCTTTGTCTATACTGGCGCGAGACAGTTCAACGACAATGCGTCTCACACGCCATCACCCCGATACAACAGGATCAGCGGTTTCAAACTGACTCTCTACCTCAGACAGAGCAAGTACGACCTGATTGATCGTGCGAGACACAGCAACAACGCGATAGTCAAACGGTTCGGTGTCCGGGTTTCGCTCAATCCACATCACCGTCTCCGTGTTGAACGGCGTTGTGAGGTCTTCCGTGGTTGCCGTTCTTCCGAAACTTTGCGTGAGTCCAAACAACGCGATGTCTGCCTGTCCTCTGCCGCCAGATACATTCATCATCGTCTTGACGGGCGCGGTGTAATGTACCTGATACTCACCCGTGTAGTTGCCGTCATCGTCAACCAGTTCGGTAACACCGTCATAAAAAGCAAACGCAACAGGACGCTTATTCCTCTTGAGTGTTCTCAATTGATAGCACCCACTCTCGCATATGGAAGAACATTGTTGTGAATATAGTCGAGCATATCAGAATAGTTGAAATGGCGATGTACACCATTTTCAATGGACACGCTTTGACCCTCTGCTCCCGCATGAGTCCAACCCGCTATTACAGAATAAATCTGAATAGATTCATACTTGGCGGGAACATCATTGACATTGTTTGGAACGCCGCCAACGAGGTGATACATCCAAGACAAAATCTCATTGTGCGAGAGATTGATGTATGTGTTGAGCGTATCATCGCTCGGCATATATCCGCTCCCGTCCTCAAGCAGAGTCTTAATCATTATCAACTTCTGAGCGTCTGTCATGGTAATCATCCCTCATTTGATGGGGAGAGGTTTTTCCTCTCCCCTATTTGTGTGCAGAAGATTAGGCAGAGACAACGCTCGGAGCGTTGACATAGATGCCGTTCTTCTTCTGATTCTTGACCCACACGCCGTGGTACTGACGGAAATCAAACTGCCAAGCGTCAGCTTCCTGTACAACTTCCGGGCTAAAGATGCGCGGCTCGGTAAGCTGAGAAACTTGCATGATCGCAGACGGGTGGATAATCATAAAGTTGATGGTGTCACCCGCCGCAGTATAACCACCCTCGCCATCGTGTGCGGTGGGTTCGCCAAGGGTGATGACCGTGTTGAAACGCCCGGACGGAACGGTGATGACACGCATATCGTTGTACATCTCGACATTGTAGTCGATCCCATTCTCGCCGTTGTAGGTGTAACGAGTGATACCCGCCTTGAGGTACTTGTACATGGTGGGATTCACGAAGAGGATGCGGCCCTCATACGGAACTTCCGCATCGTCCAGTTTCTCAGTACCAAGGTCGATAGCGGCAACCGCGCCACTACCAGTAGAGATGCTCTCGGCGGTCTTCATGGAGTTCGCCGCACCCGTTGCATATGCACAGAAGCGCAGAGCGTCCGTCTCCGGGACAACCTTAGTCCGAATGAACTCGGACGCGAGAGTGCCAAAGGCCAGACCCATAGACTCGGCGTTGTCAAGTTTGTCAACGAGGAACTGACGGCCTCTATCATACTGCGGAGTGTATGCTCTCCAAGAAGCGGTCACATCACCGCGCACATAACCACCGTTGCGGCTATAGTTGCCAAGGCCAACCATGTCGGTTTCAAAGAGGTAAAAACTATGAACCTCATTGCTCCAACGGACACGATCCTGTGCGGTATCAAGAATAGCGGATTTGGACTCTGCCTTATAGATTTCATCAAGAATAGGCAGATATTCGGATGCAAGACCAATGCTATTCGCAATGGCGGGGGTAACAGTAGTTGCCATTTGAATTACTCCTTATTAATTATTTGATGGGCGGCAGACCAAAGTAGGATCGCGTTTTGTTCATCGCGTCTTTCTCTGCCTGACTCGCCGTTGGGGGTGCGCCAACAGACAGACCCGGCTGTTTGTTCAGCGCATTTGCTTCAATCTCCTTGGTCTTAGCGTCAAGAAACCGACTCTGACAATCAATGATCTTTGCCGCATCGTTGTCTGCCATCGCTTCTGCCGCTTCGACAGCAAGGTCTTTATCGTATCCAAGAGACAGGCATTGGGCAATATACCCGCTCACGGTCTTGTCTCTTCTCAGAGACTTGAGTTCTGCTTCGACTTCCGCTTCGTGTTCCTTGCGTTCCGCTTCTGCCCTTTCCTGTTCCGTCTGTTTTTCGCGGAACTGCCGTTTCCACTCTGCCGCATCGCTGTTTGCCTTGCTCAGAGCGGATTTTAGCTTGGTCACTTCTTCGGAATTGTCTTTCGGTTCGGGCATCTCAATCTCAAAAGATTCAAGTGCCGCGAGTTTTTCTTCTGCGGTCATATCCGCATAGTTTTCGATCTTGCTAGTGTCAATCTTCATGCTGTCTCCTTGCGATTATAGTCTTCCCTGACTCGTTTCCGTTTTTTGGTCTTGTCTGACCGTCTTTGCGTTTTAAAGACTTCCCTGTCATATATGTTAAGCTATTGCTTACTTGGTTTTGTTGTACTGCGCGGTGCTGATGCCAAGAAGCGCACCAAGCAGAGTGCATACAACAGCGGCGGTTTTTGCCACCTCATCTGCAAAAGGCCAACCCCAAATTGCGGCAAGCCCAACATATGCGGTAGCAAGTGCCGGGATAACAATCATGGTCACCCATTTGAGAATGTCATAAAGTTTGTCTGGGAGTTTCATTGCCCTCTCCTTTCGATAGAATCCAATCGCCTGTCCACATCGGTCATGTGTTGCCTAATCGCCGGGATGTTTTCTGAGAACATCTGAGCGTACTGATTGTGTGCCTTGATGTCCTCTTTCATGCTGTTCATTTCGCTTTTAATGACGGCGATGCTCTCATGCATCTCGCTCTGCGTTTTGCGATTCTGCGAGATAATGGTGAGAATTGATATCACAAGCGACACTCCGCTTGATATCACAACCGCCACAATAGTTGCAGTAGTCTGACTCATTTTCTCACCACCTTAACCGCCGATTAAATCTACAAGTTTAACACCATAAACTCTAGCTGTGTAGCTCCCGTTAATTGTGCCAGTATTATTGTTGTTGTAACGATAATACAAAGGAATGCTCATTGTATTGCTCGACACGCTTGCAGAGTTCGCATAAATCCCATACGCAGTTGTACTCTGCCGCGAAGATGTAACTCCAGAAGAACTTAGTTTAGTGTTCCATTTGTTGCTACCAACAGCATAAGTTCCCTTGGTGCTAATATCACTTGTTCCTGTCAAATATATGATGCTTACGGTAGATGTATGTCGGTTGTTTGTTGTTGAATTAACGCTCACATCAACGATCAGAATGTCATAGTTAATCCACCCGGTAGATGACGCAAGAGACAACGACTTGTTTGTGTTAGTAGCAGATGTCGAAGAGGTTGAAAGCGTTCCAAGACTTGTGGTGCTGATAAGAACAAGCCTATCACTACCACCACCACCTGATGCAGTTCCTTGGGTTTTAACTCCGCTTGCCGTATAGAAATACTTACCGCTTGCGACATCGGATGCCGCCGCAGTAGTGTCCGTCACATCCGTAAAGGATGCCGTTCCACCACCCGTCTTGGGCAGAAGCACGGACGGTACTGCGCTATAGCTTGCCCCCAAGAGGGTGATGTTCTGACTCACTCACTCCACCCCCAATTAGGAGATGGACAGAACTTTTGTTGTAGCGTCCTGTGAGATGCTCGGCATGGCAAGCGTTCCGTCTACGCCCAAGATACTTTTGCCGCTCAAAATATTCCCGGCAACACAATCCGTGACATTCGTCAGCGATACAGTACCGCCGCTTGTGTACCCTGCCGGGATACTGTACGTTCCCGCCTTAGTGCCAATCGTGCCGCCTGTCGCACCGTTATTAGCCATGCTCCCGGTGCTTTCACCTGATGTGCCGATGTATTTCTTACCGCTCAGTACGTTTCCGTCTGCGGCATCCGTCTCGGATGCGTCATAGAATTTTGCCGTACCGCCGCCAGACTTTGGGATGTCTACTTCCGGGCAGTTGGCATAGGTCACGCTATTGATAACTACAGAGGGGTGCGCCATTTATATCACCTCAAGAAACTGTAATGGTTGATCCGTTCCAAGAGATCAACCCGTAGTTGGACGGGATCGGAGCAACCTTTACATTACCCGTCATTCTCTTTCCGCTCGTCTCAAGAATCTGCTCTTCATTAGTCGGGGTCACATTGTACTCGCCCTCATACGGTGGGCGATCTCCCTCATATACCTTAACTATCGGCATACCCGTTGACACACTTAGACGCTTGGGCGATACTTCCGTACCCAACGCCTTAGTCTTGTAGGTTGCCATGATGCTAGGAGTCTTTGCTTCAACCGTAATGTTTTTCGCGCCGACTTCAATCGTAATCGTGCGCGGATTATATGTTGCAGTAATCACGCAACATCTACCACCTTAAAGTTGGCGCACTCAATGATATTGCACATAAAATTTCCCGCCTGATACCAATCAAGTCTGTACACATAAATTCCAACAGGAAACAGCGCGGATTCAGATTCGGTAAACACAATATTTACCGTATTTTCATTGAATTCATTGAATTCTTTTTCAAGGATCACATTTCCATTCTTTTTATCCTTGAAAGAAACCTTAATGTAATCCGATGCCCCTAGGTCAATGCCGCTGATAGTCAGGGGGAGTTCAACTCCATAGTCACCCTCTGCCATAGACAGATTCTGTCCGTTAACTTCCCATGCCATTTGATTCCCCCCAATCAACTAAACAATAATTCACATCTACAGTTTACATTGTTAGATGCAAGAGCAAACGATCCCGGATACGGAGAGTGGTCACCGTCATAGGTGTAAAAGTCCTCGTCAATTCCAACGGTTGTCAATTCCAAATATTGATGAGTATCCCTTACCTTTTCGTCTGCCATAGTAATCCAAGTCTTATTCTTTGCTCCCGCTTTCTTTGCCGTTTGGAACGCCGCAGTATTGGCGATGCGATGCATCTCGGTGTCTGCGATCCGGGAGATATCTGCCCCTGTGCCGCCACCTAAGAAATAATCCCTTACGCGATCTCTCCATGTCTTACCCGCAATCACCTGATTGACGGTTTCTTCCACCTCGTCAACACTTGGTTTATAGTCAGCTTGGTAGTTGGTAGATAGGTTCTCGTTTGTGACCTCGTTTCCCATCGCATACGCAAAAAGGAAAAAGTCAAACAGGGTGTCTTCTACTTCCTTTAGGATCGCCGGGTTTTGCGGGAGCGGCTCGTTTCCAAACCTTGCGCGGAATTCTGCATCAAGTCTATTCAATTCGTCCATCGGCAGAATACTTGCCATATGTCATTCCACCAAATCAACGAGATTTAGGTCAATCAGTTTTTCAGCGCGAGTTCCGTTAACTGTCCACTCTTCTCCGAATTCTCTCTGCTTTTTCGCTTCAATATCAAGGAAAATCTTCTTGCACCTGACAACTACATCCCCGGCAAAAATGTCTTCATATTCCGCAGTTCCGGGAACAAGATACTGTTCATAATGCGTTTCACGGGGCGTATACTTGAACTTCTTAAGTCCTTTAACAATGCGGTCAATCGGAATCTTGCTCATGTCGAACGGAAGAATAAATCCCGTCTCGCCGTCAATCACGCCGTTCTCCTGTGCGACAAGAAATTCCGTGCAAATCACAGGAGTGCCAACGGAAAGTGCTTCGACAATCGTATAGCTGAATCCCTCGGTATCAGATAGCTGAACGAGATAATCAGCGTCAGCAATAAAGTCCAAAACATCCATTCGGCAAGGCATAATCGCAACAGACTTGTTGAACGATTCCCGTGGGATGTCCGTGTAGATATCCCAATGGAACGGAATCCCCGCATTGTCCAACGCTTCGGCAAAAGTCACCAAACGGTTGTATCCCTTTTCGGGAGACAGGCGAGTCGCAGAAACAAAATGCAACACCTTGCGCGGTTTCTTCGGTGTGTACGGGTTGTACATCGTCTGAATGTCTTTTGCCCAATCGTAATGCTCTCTGATTCCCTTGGTTGTGTTATCCGAAACACCAAACCGCAGTTTGATGCGAGGATCAAAACAAGGGTTCAGATGACGGCAGATGTAGTCTGCGTGAAAAGTCTGAATAATAGTGTTTGCTTCAACGCTATCAATGATCTCATGACCGTACCCAAGGATAAACGTATCGCAGATGATCTTGTCTCCCTCGCGCCACTTGATTACCCGCGCCGCAACCTCTGCTATGTGCTTCATCATCGTGGGGTCACCGTACTGGTACACCACGCTGATGTCATAGTCCTTGCCGTACTTCAAGCAAAACTCATAACAGTACGTTTCTGTGCCGCCGCATGAATTAAAGTTTGGAAAGTATATTACATTTTTGAGTTTGAGCGTTCTTCCCATAATCAAATAAGACCGCGCATACGCAGATTTACAAGACTCCCGACTCGCGGGAAATTGTAGTGGTATGCCGGGATGTGCGTATACTCTACTTTCGGGTTGCGCTTCATCATGTCCACATGGAAATACCAATCTTCCCCGGCTTTAATCTCTTCGGGGTACTTGATACCCTCAACGAAACTGCGCTTGATAAATCGACACGCTTGAGCGCAATAGAAATCTTCCTTTGCTTTGCCCAAGTCATACCGATACCCGCTGTTCTCAATCAAGTCCATGCAGATGACATCGGCATCCGTCTCATAGAGGTGGTCAATGAGTTCGATGTATCTGTCCGTATAGACATAATCATCGCTCATGAGGAAATGGAAATACTCGCCTTTCGCATCCGCAAGAAGACGGTTGGCGGTTGCCGCTACACCAAGGTTCTTCTCGTTGGCGTAGACCGTCATCTTGAGGTCGGTGTCCTTGGCGTATGCCTTGAGGTTCTCAAGAGTCTTGTCATCCGATCCGTCATCCCGCACTAGTACCTCAATATCATCTCTGCGCGGGATGCTGTTCATCGTCCTGATGACCAACTCTTCCTGATTCCACACGGGGGTCAAAATTGAAAGTTTAGGTGTCATACCGCTCCACCAGTATCATTTTCTCCGTTATTGTTGTCCGACTCTTCAATGGTTGCTTCGCCCTGACCGCCGTTCGTCTGCTCAGACTCAACAACCTTGGTAGGATCGCCCCAAATCATCTCAATATACTTTGCAGACATAGCGGAATCCTTAACAGGATCGTTGCTAATGCCGCTCTTAGCCATTGCGAGTTCCGGGTGCAAACCGCTTGCCATCAGCGTGTTGAACGCCTGTGCCTTTGCTTGAATGTTTGCTGTCTCATTGTGGTCAATACCAATCTCAAAGTCGTTGATGTCGATGTCAAGCAAGCCCTTGCGCTTGAGGATATCAACAACAATCGCGTCAAACTGTCGGTTGGATTTCTTAAACAAATCAACCGTGTTTCTGAAAGAGCAATCTGCCTGATACCAACCAAAGTTTGCGAGAACGGCCTGACCCGTTGTACTCTGCGTACTCTGCCCGGACGAACGAGCGGGCATTGCCGCAATGCGTAGTGCCTGATCGTAAAGTCGATCCAACAGCACTTTCGTCTGTGTTTGGTCAAGCTGTTCGCTGAGAACCTTAAAGTCTGCTTTATTTTCTCCGATGCTTCTGAGGGCAATCATTCCCGCCTTGCGGATATCCGTAATTGTGGTGTTCTCCGGGAATTCACAGTTGACCGCGATTGCGAGACTCTGAATGAACTGCTCCACACCGTCACAGGCATTGGATACAATATTGTTTATTTCATCAAGGATCGGTAAACACGCTTCAAAACAACCCATGTTGGTTGTAGTGTAGCGGTATTCAATGATAGGAATCTTCCCAAGTACGTTCGGCTCAACACTCTCCACTTCCGTCACGGTGACAAGATAGTTGTTGTTCTTCAGCGGAGACATCATCTTGCCAGTAGTAGTTCCAAGCATATGGAACACATTGTCCTTTGTGAACACATCGACTCTCGCCTTGCCATCAGTAGTGACAAGGTTGCAAGCCATGACAGGTTCGTTTCCCGGACGGAGCGAGTAGCAAACAAAGGCAGATCGCGGGTCAAGAGCATACGCAAGGAATGGCACTTCCAGGTCATCGTTCGGCGCGACATAGGTGCATCCCTTGCCTACCGTGTGAAACCAATCAACCGTCTCGTTATCTGCATCATGTTTCCCGGAACGATACAGAAACTCGTTCAGCTTTCGTACCTTGCTCTGAACGCCCTTGCGCCTTGCCAAATAATTAGCCGGGGCGGTAAGAAAGTACCCGTTTTTGAATGCCGTGAATTCCTCTGCGTGATTTTCTTGCACGATGTTCAGAATGTCTTCACGGATTTCCTTTGTGCGCCCAAGGATGGGTTGCACTCCGCGCCTATACCAGTACAAGAAATCTTCTTGCAACATATTTTTAATATGGTATATAAGAGCGGAGTTCGTCTCTTCAATGACATTCTCTTCCGTAATGTCTTCCGTGGTTGCATAAATATCCAACCGCCCGTATAAATCGTTGCGGATCACAGGCGCGGAATTAAATTCGTTCAAATCTCATCAACCTCTTCATACTAGGGCGTACATTTCTTTCTTCGTTCCACTCATAATAATGCGCGGTGTGTCCTTTGCGGCTACCTTGTACCCGCCAATGTCTCCATATCCACCGTAATCAAGTTTTGCGGCGGCATTGACAAACAGCTTTGTGCAGTATGTAATACTTGAGTTCGCGGGAGATGGACGAGCAAACGCCGTTTTCAGCGATGCGGGAAGATGGGTGTGGCCCATAACGAAAATGTCGGCATCTACGATGGTAGATAGATCAACAAGCCGCTGAATCTTGCCGCCCTCTTTTCTCCCGCCACCAGTTCCGTGTGTCAGATAGATTGTGTATAGGATCGGGCGAAAATGACTTTTTGCGTTGTCTTTACCAAACCTAAGAAAGATAAGTGCCGTATCGGTGCTATACTTGTCCTCAATACCTAGCTGTTTTGCGAGAATGTGCGTCATGTCAACGCCGTTGGTTTTGTAATGCCGCGCTTCATGGTTTCCGCTCACAACCCCGATAATCTTATGCGAGATGGGTTGAAGCAGATCAGTACAAAGCATAAGTTCTTCCATCGGGGAAAGGTTGACATAAACATCCCCCAAGGATGATTTTAAAGCGCAATCTAAAAGGTCACCCGCCAACACACAATACGCATTATCGTGTGTTTTTAGATACTCTAGATCGCGCTTGATTGCATCATGATCGCTGTGAGGGTCGGCATAGTGGTAGTCTGCTATAATCAGCAATTCCACCGTCTCAAGGTCTTGAGGTAGGTCTGCCCTGATTGCTTTCATATAATTGTCCTTTCGATAGATAATCGCGTGTACAAGCCCTTGCAATTACACGCTTGCGCCTAGGTCGCATTCTCTGCGCGAATCATGCCGCGCTTCTTTTTACCGTTAATCTCACACGCATGAGCGCACGGTACATGGGCCAACTGGCGGCAAATGATGGTGACGATCCATCTCCCACAGCTTCAAAGGCTGTTGTGCTACCGTTACACCAATTTGCTATGCGTTAGAACGCCGGGTGTATTTGATATACCCCGCACCCGGACGGCGGTGCGCGGTTTAGGGCGCGACTCCATGCCGCGACTTTAGCCCTGACGGGCGTTACCGCTTTCGCGCTTACCGGGTGAAAGGACAAGCCCCGGTAGCGGGTCTTTATCTGCACGGGCAGAAAGGTCGGCCTCGGTTTCCCGCAGTATCCCCCTCTTTGTTGGTAAAAACCAACAGCATATCTTGTATGCCATTGTGCATTATAACACAATATGTAATGCCTGTCAAGTAGTTTACATTTACAGCTAAAACGGACGCTTGAGGATCGTGGCGATGTTTGCCCGGTCTGACATTTGCCAATCAACAAACATTGCCAAAGCATCAGGCACATCATCGTGTTTGTTTTTGCCCATCATGGAGTATCCGCAAAGCTGAGTCATTGCTTCGCGGTATTCACGATTTTGCAAGTAATAGGATTCGTCCTTAAACAATATGTGTTCCTTGACCATTGCGGAGTTCGTCTGTATGCGAGTCTCTTTGTTGCTCTGCGTCCATCGCGTCTGTATGCTCGTCATGCCGCCAAGTTCCTTGACACGCTTCTCAACATTCTGCGCGAAGATCGTACCGCCACGGTTCGACTCAATGCGGCACATCTTGACCTTGCGGTCTACTAGCAACTGCGCCACACGCTCTTGGATGACCTCAACCTTTCCGTTATCGCAGATGATAGCGTCCAAGTAGAAATCCGTGCCGTACTGATAGAACACCGGGCAGACACAGTAGTCAGCACCCTGTTCCTTGGTATCGCAGAACGCAAGGATGGAGTCGGGTTCTTTGTCGGGCAATTCAAAGTATCGGCGCAACTCAGAACTTTCGTACAATAAACCTAGTCTTTCGATAGGTTCATTCATGAACAATGCTCTCCAAGATGGTTCGTCCATGATATCGCGCTGTTTGTGCAACGCTTCGGTTGTGTACCCAAGTCCAAACGGATAGTCAAAGTTCGACTCATCATTCTCGTCCAACGCCGGGAAACGGATGAATCGTGCGCGAGGATCGTTTTCGTACTCCCGCTCCAAGCGTCCGATCACATCATAGATGCTCCACCTTGTTGCGATGTGCAGTTCCTTGCATCGCGTACCGACTTTTCTCTGTCTCAGGTCGGTGTAGTAGCTTTGCCACAGTTTCTCAAGGCGATCCATAGACAACGCCTGTTCGATGTCAGAAACCAAATCATCACAATAGAGAATATTCATGGCCCTGACCTTACCCGCATTCCCACTTCCGATTGAACTCAGTTCAAGTGTTTTGAATCTAGCGTCATCAGCGCGGGTGTATCCAAGACCTATCATCATGTCCTTTGCGTTTGTTCCTACCACCGTGAGTCCGGGGAACACATCGCACCACCGATAGTCTCCGTTGCTGTCGAAGATTCGGAGCATCTCTCCGTATACCCCGCCAAGGAAAGCATTATTGTGCGATCCGATCAGGTTTGGGAGAAACGGATTCCTACCGCAAGTCCACGCAAGGAAAAACTCTGCCAAGGTTGTCTTTCCAACACCGGGCGGTTCAGAGATGCCAAGCAGTTCCAACTTGCCCTCTTCCAAGTCTTGCAACGCATCCACGCATGGCAAAAGCTGTTTGCGCCGGGGCATATAGAATTGCTTCTGCGGCGGTCTATCCTTTTCAATATAGATGCAGAACGAGTCGAAGAAATGCGGAGCGTCAAATAGGTGCGTCTTATAGTAGAGATTTAACATATCCTCTACAAACTGCCCACGCTTAAACAGATTGTTTGCGGCAGAACGGATTTGCTTTGCATAATCGTGTGCGAGAGCAAAGTTGTCCTCATCGTAGATCGTGAACCCCTTGTCTCGCTTGCCCGTTCCCAACACCTTAGTGCTACCGTCCAGTTCCAGTTCCCGGCATAGGTCGAACGCATCAATCAGAGCGTCAGGGTCATCCGTCCTCGCTATCAGGTGCGGGATCATCTTCTTGTAATCCGTCAATATCGTCATCATCGCCGTTCAATATAGTCATAATCATGTCACGGTTGTCTCTCAACCACATCTCCCTACTGTCATCACGCATCGCATCAATCATGCAAGCCCGGTCATTCGGTGATGTATTGTAATAGCAAGTGGACACCAACCCGTATTCGTCAACCATCTCCATAGCGATGGCAACAGGATTAGCGTCCATCAGTTCCTTTATACTAAATTCCAACCATCCCGCATACGGTTTCTGAGTCCAATCGTCACTCGCCATCTGATTCACCGTACTTCAGCATCTCAATTAGATAGCTTGCGAGATCGTTCACGCCCATAACCCATTGCAAGTCTTCTGCGGGACGATCACCCATCCCAAGCCATTCGTCTATCGCTTTTTTCAGCGTGTCATGCTCCGCTCTCAGAACTCCATCAAGCGTGATTGCTCCCATTATTCTCCCTCACTTTCTTTTACAGGCCATCTAAACCCGTATTGTTCTCTCCTAATAACTCCTTGCGCCCGTCCGTCCTCGTCATAAAACACGATTCCGAATGACGCATTGTCTCTGAAATACTCTCGGATGTCATCTTCTGTATCCAACGGTGCGTATATCCTGATTCTCCCCTGTTTTTCCAAGAAATCCTCGTCCAAGTGATACGGATTCCCGCAGAAATGCGGCCCAACGGCATAGTATGTTCCGTCTTCCTTGACCCAATGCGAGTTCACAAACGCCGCCCAAAACCATTTGTGCGCGGGATCGTCCTTGTCTGCGGGTGTCGGTATCCCATCCTTTCCCGCTACCATCAACTTGCCGTCCCTTATCCAACATCGCGCCCCGTCTATCATCTCTACCGGGTACTTTTTCTTTTTTGCTCTCCCCATATCATCCCCGCTTGTCTATAATCTCCGTGATTATTACACCAATCAACAGCCCAAATACACCAACTGCCGTAATTGATGCACCAATCAGCGTGGTCACCACACAGATTCGCATGAAAATCTCAAGTGCTTTCATCTACGCCCACCATCTTTCCGTCTTCGCGCTTTATAAGCAACGCCTTGGTTGCTGTTACGCCTATGGACACGGTTGTTTCTGCCGTTGTAACAGCATACCCTTTGTCTCTCCAATACCGCGCCATCGAAAGCGCGACATATCTTCCGTCCTCGGTTTGGTCTGCGCTAATACTCTGCGCGAAAGTAATAGGTACTAGCGTCATTCCTCTTCCCCCTCAATGATGATCGGAGCGTCCAACACAAGGTCTTCTGCAATATCACGGTCGGCGTTGTCATACCATCCTTTTTGCTCCATCTCCTTGAACAGCGCATCCCTGTCTATCAAATCCCCATGCGGCGGGACGTGGACGAGAGGGCAATCATCGGGGCGTTCTTCTAAGTAAATCCTGTGAACGCACGATGCCCTTAACGGACACCAATAGCAGTTCTGCGGCATCTCCATGTTGTGGATATAGACGCTCATTCTCCATCACCATCCTTTTCATTATCCATGAGTGCGCCGCAGTTGGGGCAGTAGTTCGGCTCATTGTTCCCACCAACCGCAAACAGCGCAGAAATATAAAACCTAACTCCACAAGCGGAACACATCTCGGAATCTGCTCGTTGATTAATCCACTCACCTCTCTTACGCTCCAACGCCATCCGTTTCTGTATCTCAATCTCCAAACATCGTTCGTGAAAGTCTTTCGGCACAACATCGGCGGCGGGGATTGCGTCCATCTGCAATTTCGCGTAATCTCTCCAACCCGATGACCAAGTGTCTATGTCATCAACAATGCGCTTTGCCGATTTGCGTGAAATGTACTCACTCATCGTCTTTTCTCCTCGCATCCCCACAGTACCAATCACCGGGGCGTATACGATTACAATATATATCCCAATATTTGCAATCAGCGCATCGGATCACGGTTTCGACATCCTCTTTCCTCGCCAACCCAATCAACTTCCTTATCGCCCCCGTGGTCGCGGTCACCGCTCCCCCTATCCACTCATCCTTGCACTTCCCCCCCGCTTCTTCCATCCTGTCCAAGAACTCATTCAGTTCCCTCACACTCACATATCCTGTTACCGTCTCTTCCATCTTTACCCCTCCTTTCTTACCTCTCTACTCCTATTTTACCCCCTCACCTACCCGAAAATCAGACCAAAATACATAATTTTACCCATTTTTTCCCGTTTTGTTACAGATTATGTAAACCCAGTAACAAGTCAGCTACACTTCAGTAACACCCTCAAACCATTGATAATACTATATTTTTTCTATTTTGTTACTGATGTTACTGTAAAAACCATATACAAAGGTCAGAGAAATTCTATAGAAAAGGTTGGAAAATACGGTAACATCAGTAACACAGTAACACCCCGCTGTTTTTGCGATCCTTTTTTCGACTCCCGATTTGCACTTCTAGCATTCGGGGGTCTTTTTATTTTTTCGGAAACTTGGGGGTGTAACCCCGCCCCCGGAGCGATGCCCGGAATTTGCCCCCGGTGGGGGTGGATTATCCATCATTGGATTATCAAGCCCCTATTATGAAACATAATCGTTATTTTGTTCAATTTACTGGAAGCGATTTCCAATTTTGATCCCGGAAAAATGGGGGTGCGGAGTGAAAACAACCCCCGCAGAGGGGCAACCACAAGATGTAGTGGTGCGATCTATTTACCTACTAATCTAGTAGGTTTATAGGTATTTTGTGGGTGGGCTTGCGCGGCGGAGTTACCATTTCCTTACATCCCCGTAACTTATTGTTACACCCCAAATCATTTACCCATCTAAGCAGTAGGTAATTCACCCTCTCCCCCACCCCACAC